ACTTCAGAACAGAAGGAGACAAACAATTTATTATTGATTCAATGAAAGCTAAGGAAGGTCCTGCATTTGATGATTTTAGAGAGGCGATAAATAATGGTTCGATTTTTGCTATTATTACCGCTCGAGGGCACAATCCGAATACAATAAAACAAGCAATTTACAATTATATTGTTAGCGGGTTCAGCGGAATAGACAAAAAACAGTTACTAAAAAATTTAAGAAAATATAGAACTTTTGTAGATGAAGAAGACATGTCAGACAACGAAATCATTAAAAGTTATTTGGAGTTGAACAAATATCATCCTGTCACGTTCGGACAAGGAGGGGCAGAAAGTCCTGAAGAATTAAAGGTTATGGCTATGGATGATTTTGTATCTTATATTAAGGGTATGGCCGCAGTACTTAATAAAAAGGCATATCTTAAAAAGGATATTGCTAACAAATTTGTACCTAGTAAACCTATGATTGGATTCTCAGATGATGACCCTAGAAATGTAGAAGTAATGAAAAAACATTTTGAAGATAAACCAGAGAAACTAGTTAAGACATATTCTACTGCAACTGGAACTAAAAAAGAAGTATAATTAATATTAATTTTTTCAAAAACGAAAGTAAATAGAAAAATTTTTAAACTGGTTATATTTATAACATATAAACAAAGAAATTAAAAAATTATTATATGGCTGATTTATTAATGAAAATGCCTCTACCTTATGAACCGAAAAGACAAAATCGTTTCATCGTAAGGTTTCCTAGTACGTTAGGTATAAATGAGTGGTTTGTGGAGAGTTCTGCAAGACCTAGTATAAAAATAAAAGAAGTACCAATACCGTTTTTGAACACCTCTACTTTTGTTGCGGGTAGATTTGATTGGGACGCATTACCTGTTGTATTCAGAGACCCAATAGGTCCATCAGCAGCACAAGCTCTTATGGAATGGGTTCGTTTACACGCGGAATCTGTTACAGGACGTATGGGATATGCTGCGGGATACAAAAAAGATATTGATGTTGAAATGTTAGACCCTACAGGAGTTGTTGTGGAAAAATGGATTTTATACGGTACATTCTTAACAGGTGTTAATTTTGGAACATTGAACTATGGTCAAGACGGACTTGCCACTATAAGTGCAACACTTAGAATGGACAGATGTGTATTAGTTTACTAATACTATTTATAAAAAATCAATACTAATTATATTTAACCCTAAAGATAATAAACTTTAGGGTTAATTTTTTTATATGGACGAACAAACAAGAATATATTCACAACAAAATCTGACATTACCTCACGATGTGGTTCCTTTACCTTCAGAAGGTGTTTTTTATAAAAACAAAAAGAAATCATTAAAAGTTGGTTATTTGACCGCTTCAGATGAAAACATACTTTTAGCTGGTGGAAATGATATAACTCTTACGTTGTTGAGAAATAAAATTTATGAACCAGACGTTAGGATTGAAGATTTGTTAGAAGGAGATGTGGAAGCTATTTTAGTTTTTTTAAGAAACACAGCTTTTGGACCCGACATGGAGATAACACTTACAGACCCTAAAACATCTAATAAATTCAAGTCCACAGTCAAACTAGATACTTTACCGATTATTAAGGGTCAAGACCCTTTAGAAGATGGAACTTTCACAACAGTATTACCGAAGTCTCAATCTAGAGTGAAGTTAAAATTGTTGACCTATGGTGATGTTGTAGATATCAATAGGTTGAGTCAATCATATCCACAAGGCAGGGTTTTTCCAAAAGTTACTCTAAGATTACAAAAACAAATAGTCGAATTGGGTGGAAATTCTGATAAAGCAGAAATTGCTAAATTTGTGGAACAAATGCCGATAATGGACTCAAAGTACATACAAAAATTCTTAACGGAGAATGAACCAAAGTTAGATATGACTAAATATGTTACTACCCCATCAGGAGAAAAACTACAAGTTAATGTTGGTTTTGGGGTGGACTTTTTTCGCCCTTTCTTCTGATTATAGGAAGGGACAAATAGATGAATTTTATTATCTGTCAACTTTAATGAAAGTTAGTTGGTCTGATTTCGAAAAAATGCCAATTTTCGTTAGGAAATATCTTCTAGAAAAATGGTATGAAATAAACAATAAGGGTTGAAAATTCAACCCTTATTCTATTTATATGAAATAAGTATTTTCCGATGTATGATGAAGTAATGAAATTTTTGGCCCCTTTAGGACAAATTATACCAACAGGAGAAAGAGTTAAAGAGGTTATTAGAGATATAAGTGATGGTATAGAGGCAATGAACTATAGGTTCGTACAATCTAGACAGAGGGTTACGGAATTTAGTCAGGTAATTGGAGATACGGTTCCTTTGGTTGCAAAGTTAGGTGGAAATGCCGCTGACGTATCAAGAACTATAGATAGTGTAGCTGCGGCAACCAGAAGAAACGTGGTTGCTAGCTCAGATGAAATAACAAAATTATTTGCAGCACAAAAACTAACGGGTACTGACGCTCAAACATTAGTTGATAAGTTTCAAAACGTAGGTATAGGATTTTCACAAATTGGCACACAATTAGAAGGTTCTATAAAATACATTCAAAGTGTTGGTGGAAACGCAAGGGACATAATGTCTCAAGTTAATGGAATCCTCGACAACATCAATAAGTATAATTTTCAAGATGGTGTACTAGGTTTAACAAGAATGGCAACCCAAGCACAACTTTTGAAGTTTGACATGAACCAAACATTGAGTCTTGCTGAAAAGGCTTTGACACCCGAAGGTGCAATAGAATTAGCATCAGCATTCCAAAGACTTGGAGTTTCCGTGGGAGACCTAACAGACCCATTCCAATTGATGTACAAATCATTAAATGACCCGGAAGGATTACAAGACAGCATCATCGAGATGACTAAAAAGTTTACTTTCTTTGATGAAAAGTCAAAATCTTTTAAAATAAATCCTGAGGGGATGTTAATGTTGAGGGAAATTGGTGCACAGGCCGGATTGAGCAGCGCCGAACTATCTAAAATGGCAGTTAATGCTGCGGAACTAGATGATAGAATATCCAAAATTTCACCATCATTTGAGTTCGAGTCAGAAGAAGATAAGATGTATATTGCTAATATTGCAAAAATGGGTGCTGGTGGAGAATACGAAGTAACTATAAAAGACGAAAAAGGAAACCCGCAACAAATACTTTTACAAGAGGCAACCAATGAACAACTACAAGAATTAATTGATGCTCAAAAACAACAACAAGATTTAACATTAGAAGAGTTACAAAGGGCTCAGTTGGATTTATTACGTTTGATAGAGGGAGAGTTGATATCCACGAGAGAAAGTTACATTGCAGGTGCAGCAACTTCAAAAACACTAGTGGAAATTCTACAAGGAAATCAATTCAGAGAAAGTGCCGTACAAGGTATCAGGAGATTTACAGAAGACAAAGGATTGAACAAAACACCTGAGGATATCAGAAAAGAAGTGGATGAAAGTTTAGGTGATATTTACAAATTGACTAAAAATTTTGTAAACACTGAAGGTAAAATATTTTTAGAAGAGGTGAAACCTATATTCCAAAAATTGGCGGATACTATGGAGGAAGCTTTCAAACCACTAACTGAAAAAATTGAAGAAATATTAAAAAGAAATGGTATGAGTCTTCCAACAGGATTTTCTACTGGTGGATATGTAAGTGGGCCAGGAAATGGTACCTCTGACTCAATACCGACATTATTAAGTAATGGAGAATTTGTTGTAAATGCGGAATCCACGTCAGCATTCGGTTCGTTATTAGAAAATATAAATTCAAACCCGAATTATGAGTTGACTGAGTTTACAAACGAGAAACTACAACTTAAAAACACAAACGATATTGCTAGTTCGACAACAATAACAAGTGGTAAAATAGAGTTCGGAGAAATACCCCCATTAAGAGTAGTGTTTGAAAAAGGACCAGGATTTACCGATAATGACATGGCAATGTTAGAATTTAATTTAGGAAAAGAATCAATAACGCAACAACTAACTCAAAGTATATCGGAAAAACTCAAGCTCATACAACAGAAAGAGTCGTAATAAAAAAATGTTAGTTAGCTATTTATTATAAAATAGTTGAATGGCAAGTCCATTGTTAGTTACATCAGAGGGTTTCAGGAAAAAAATTCTTGTTAAGAATTTGACACCATATAACAAGTCACCTAGGAAAATTGTGCCTCCTGTGGACTATCCCGCAAATATATCTGATTTAGCGGTTAAAGATTCGCCTGATGACTTAATAGACACACCTATATTTGCCAAAGACCTATACACTAAAAATCAATATGGTGCTGAAGGAGGATATAAACAAGTACCTGACCCTGGAGCCCTATTAAATACAAAATCTAACCAAGGAGAGTACGGACCTGGACAGCAAGATGCACACATAGTAGACCAAAGTGCTGTTGCAGCTCAGACAGGTTTTGCGGGAGTATCTCCTGCATGGAAACCTTTGAACGCATATAGTAATGGAACAACATTAATTGATTCGGCAGAGGCCTTCTCAAGTTTGGATATTGTATATCCAAATGGAGGTAGAAGACCAAATGCTCAACCATACCCAACCACATTTAATCCTTCATCCTATAGTCCCATTTCAATCCTTTTATCACCAGACCCACAGGGTAGTGACGGATTATTAAGTTCAGACTCCTACATTGCAAGATTGGGTGCAACAATTCTTAGAAAAGAATTCGAAGTAAGAATTGCAACTGAAATTAGACAAAATACAATAGGAAGGGCTAACATTTTTAACACAAGAAGTGGTACTGATTTATTGAATATAGTTACAGGAAGGGTACCGTTAATAGAACCTAACTATAGAATTACAGTACCGGCAAATCCTGTTTTAGCAGCTACTGATTTTGCATTAAGATTAGCAGGAAGTATACTTCCTGTATCACCCATAATAGGTTCATATTGGGACACTAGTATAAATTCTGGACAACCAACTACTATACAACAACTAAATAACGCATTCAAAAGAAGCGGAGTCGGAAGATTTTTTTCTAGAGTTCTTGGATTTGATAAAACAGGTTCACAATTATTTCTAAACAATACAGGTGGAGGACAAAAATCTAGGTTGTTTGATAACTTAGATTACAATAGATACAAACCTAATTACCCGAGAACTATATTGGATAGGCTTGGAGGTGCAATTGTAGGTACTTCAGTTTCTGTTAGTGATTATTATGTAGGTTCCATTACATCCGACCCATCGAGGGTATTTTCTCCTGGTGGTGATTTACCTGTTGATAGTTTTGCTAGAGAGGTTGGAACTCCAGTGTACGGACCGACTGAGTTGGCTCAACTGTATGAAGGACCATCCCAAAGTGTTAGACTCGGTGCAAACGGACCAACGTATGGTAACGGTGGAGGAATTGAGGGTGGATTTACATGGGTATCTCCTAAATATAGAGGAAATGCCGGCAAAAAAGTTGGACCTGGAGGAGAAATAATCCAACAAGACGAAGATTTTAAACCTTCATCATACAACTCAACCGAGTCAACAAATAATGAATTTAGAGATGGTTCCATATTAGACGACACACAAAGAATAATTGATAGCCAACCAGCAGGAGGTAGAAGATTACAACACGTAGGAAATGCTATTGACCAAGTAAGTAAAGTTTTCCATGACGGGTACAAAGAAATTACCAAAGGTTCTAAAATTATAAAATATACTGGCTCAATAGGACAGGAAGTCGGATATGAATATTGTAGAATTTTTACGAAAGATGTACCATATCTTCAGTACAATGATTTACAAAAAGTTGATGGTATTACAACATCTGGTAGAAAAATATCATATTCTGTTTTAGACAATACATACAACCTAAATATATTTCCTAATAAAAAGGACAGTGCAGGAAACTCAACTAATTTAGTTGGAGATAACAATAACACTTTTTATGCTAAAAAATATATGTTTTCCATAGAAAATTTAGCATGGAGAACTTCATCAACACCTGGTTATACTGTTTCCGATTTACCTGTTTGTGAAAGAGGTTCTAATGGTGGTAGAGTAATGTGGTTCCCACCATACGATTTAAAATTCTCGGAAAGTAATTCTGCTTCATGGAAAGACACTTCGTTCATCGGGAGACCAGAACCTATTTACACCTACTCTAACACAAGAAGGACAGGTACTTTGTCATGGAAGATAGTTGTTGACCACCCTTCAGTTTTGAACCTGATTGTCAATAAAGTTTTGACTAATGAAACTAACAATTCAAGAATTGACAATATGATTAACTCTTTCTTTGCGGGATGTTTAAAATATGACTTGTATGAGTTGGCCGAAAAATATCCGTTGGCAAATCCGAATGAGTTATATAATATTCAGAGAGAATTGGATTTGGGTCAACTAAGTAAAGAACAACTTGGGACGGTAAAAGAAACCCTATCAAGTGGAAATGACTCACCAACAGGGGAAGATGTGAGTGTTAAAAGCAATACGGAACTTAATTCCAATAACATAAAAACCGCTCTTACAGGTATAGGGTTCTATTTTGAAAACGAACAACCAACAGGAAACTCATCATTTTCAACATTATATGAAACTTATATTATAAGAAAGCCAGTTATTGTAAATAATTCACGTACAGTAACCGAACCGTATAATAGTAGTCCACAACAAGTAGAAAGTTTTTTCGACAATGTAATTAAATGGAATTACGAACAATTCAATAAAAATCTTATTGAAATATATAACGGATTACTTAGTGGTAACATAGATAAGGTTACCTTCAATCTTGCGGGTACGACAAGTAGTTCAACTAATAGGTCCTACAACAGAAGAATCAATGAAAGTAGAATTGAGTCAATAAAAACTTATATCAACGCATTCAAACCAGGAGGACAACAACAAACTTTGGGGCAAATTGCAAAGTCAAGAGTTACTTTTGTCACAGTTTCAGAGGAATCCACAGCGGCGGTAAAATCTAATTCTGGATATGGTGCATCATATATGTGCGGCGAAAAAGATACCAAAAAAACTGATGCGACTGATGTTAATACTGTTAATGCTATGGCCTGTAGAAGAATAGTGATTTCATCTATAAATGTACAACAGAAAGTACCTGTGGCACAAAACCCGGCAAACTCAAAACAAGAAGTAGTCACATCTCAAAACGGAACTACAAATGTAGTACAAAATACAAACGCAAACAGAAGCCTCCCGACAAAAAATCTTTCTAAAAAGGTTTTAAGACTTTTACTATCTGAGTGTGATTATTTCGAATCGATAAAAGAAGACACACCGATGGTTTATGATAATTTAAAGGAAAAGTTGAAATTCTTTAATCCTGCTTTCCACTCAACAACACCGGAGGGTTTAAACTCTAGATTAACCTTTTTGAATCAATGTTTAAGACCTGGTGAAACTATCCCTGTGGTCAAAAGTGTAAATGGTAAAACAGAATTACAATATAATAACGCGGTCAATACTTCATTCGGTGCACCTCCTGTATTGGTTTTGAGGGTCGGTGATTTTTATAATACCAAAATAATACCTGATACCCTGAATATAACTTACGAAGGTTTAGACCTAAATCCTGAGGGAATTGGTGTACAACCTATGATAGCAAATGTAAGTTTAAGTTTCAAATTTGTTGGTGGTAGCGGAATCAAAGATGCGGTTGACAGATTACAAAATGCACTCTCGTTCAACTATTATGCAAACACGGAAGTCTATGATGATAGAGCGGAAGCAACTGGATATGACAAAACAACTCAAGACCTCGACACTTTATTCGCATCGATATATGAACCAACTCCTGCCCCACCTACCACAAACGAAGTACAAAATAACGATGGACAAAAAAATAATGGAACTATTGGTGAAATAATATCAAGTGAAACGACGGAAAATGGTATTTCAGGTCAAATATCATACGATAAATATTTTTCAACTTTATCTGATAAAACACAAGAATACTTTAGAAATGTTGTAAATAAAAACAAAGAAGTTCTATCGCAATATAACGAAGCCGTCAGACAGGTTTTCACCCTTACTAGAAATTATGCTGATGGTGAAATATTGGGTGTTGGAGGTGATAAGGGAATGATTTTTGGTAAACCGGCAAACTATCAGTCAAACGTTGATACGGTTCTAAGTGACTTAATCTCAGACATCCAAAGTGGAGATGATAAATTTATCGAATTCATTTCGTCTAAAGGTTTTTCTAATAAAGCAATCAGAGCACTAAAAAACAACTATAAGAACTTTATAATTCAAAAAAAATCAACATTTTCCAATGCGTTAAGTAAGATAGTTCAAGATTTCACAATATTACAACAAAACTATGTTATTGAACTTGCAAAACTGAATATAATAACTTATGGACAATTGGATGGTAGTACTGAAATTTCAGGTACCGATGGATATCAAGAAAAAAATAATAATATAATTGTTTATTATACATCAGGAACATCTTTGGCTAATTTAGTTACTGATGCAAAAACAGTTAGAGGTTCTCTAATAGATTTTGCAAGGAAAACGCAGGAATCTGTTTCATTCAATTTTAAAGGAAACAGATTTTCGAACACACTTGTAAGAAGTAATAACGATAAGTTTAAAAGCAATGCAATTTTTTTACAAGTCAGAAACTTAGATTCAGGAAACGCTTTTGATAACGTGAACTTTCAGAGACAATATTTTGTTTTGAACAGTGAAGTAGTCGATTTAAACAAATATCAAGCTTTCAAAAGTTTTTTAATTGATAATATAATCAATACAAAGTCTTTGATGGAAAATGGAAATACCAATTTGTCTGAAATGTTTGATGAATATTGGTCAAATCAAACAAGGCCAATATTTGTCGCGGAAAACGAAAGTGCCTTAGAGTTTATAAATTATATGGAAAACAATACACTTAAAGAGTATATTAATTATACTGCGCTGATAGGACAAAAAGACAAAACTTTATTTTTTAGCAATAATCCAAATACAAGTGAAGATAGTTTGAAAAACAATAGAAAAAATCTAATTAGTTCCATAGGGAAAACTACGAACAGTAATACCAAAAAAACAACATTCAACGACGAGGAAGGAAGTATAAACATTACAAAAGTCAAATTAAACTAATGGGATTTCCTTATTACAATAGATATTCAACTTTCCTAATTAATGGGGAACAAACAGTGGTCCCTTATGTTACAGTTCCAAATAAAACTAGTGACAAAACCTACATTTATAAAGTAGGTAGAAGTAGATTAGATAAAGTATCACAAGAATTTTATGGTACTCCATATTTTGGATGGTTGATATTGCAAGCGAATCCGCAATTTGGTGGTTTAGAAAATTATATTTATGACGGTGCGATATTGACAATTCCTTTTCCGCTTATACCATCTTTACAGGATTATAAAGGTGCGCTAGAAAATCATTTCTATTATTATGGCAGATAACTTTTTATCGGACACTAGTGGTAATATATTAGTTGAATTTGATTACAACAATATAATTGTGGTTGACCCCAACAAAACTATTGACGGACAAGGTAACGTTAAAGAAAGGTTGGTTGACCATGAGAATTTGGTTATGTTTGTGAATTTGGAAGCTGAAGTTTTACCAAGGACTAAGTTAGCTGTAGGTGGTAGTCCGACAGATGTTGCAACAACAGTATCAATTGCAAAAATTAATTTTTTAAAACCAAACAAAGATAATTTTTTCTCGACACAATATTATGATGAGTTGACGGGAAATAACACAAATAAAGGATTAGGTCAAAATCAACCAACAGAAACTTTAGAATCTGGACCTAATCAAAAACGTGCATACATCAAGACTGGAGTTATTTCCAACGGTATTGATGGTTCAGTAGATAACGGTCTTTTAGGTATAACAAGTATCAATATTAAGATGGGAACATCATTCATTCCATCTGTGGATATAGAACTTGAAGATGTACAAGGAAGAGCATTATTCCAACTTGGAGACAAATCTCCGTATGCTGCTTTTTTTAATTTACCATACCCACCATTTTATCTAACAATAAAAGGATATTATGGACAAGCAGTAAGATATCAATTGAATTTACAAAAATTTAATGCTAGGTTCAACTCGTTCAGTGGGAATTACCAAGTTCAATTAAATTTGAAGGGATACAAATTCAACATCTTGAATGAGATTGAAATGGGAAGTCTTTTCGCTGCTCCACACATGTATTCAACAAGATACGACATATCTAGTAGTTCGAATCCAACGGTAAACACTTCAATAAATTCTGAGACGACAGGAACAAAACCTATATTGAACGCAAACGATACCCAAGTAAACGTAGAATCTATCGTAACCGAAAAAGGGTATGAAAAAATACTTGAGGTTTATAGTGAGTATAAAGCAAAAGGACTATTGGCTCCCGATTTTCCAGAACTCACATTGGCTCAATTCATGAATAAGATTGATTTGTTCGAAACAAATGTACTAGAAACATATCCTAAAACAAACGTACAACCACTCACCGATTGTAGGAATTTCAAAACAATTTTGAAATCTTACTATGGAAAAGTTTATCAAGATTCAAACTCATGGTTTAACAAGTGGATGAACCCGAGACCGTTAATAGGAAAACAAAGCCAACAACTTTATTATGTATTCAAAAATTTCACAGCGGACGAAAAAATAACCGCTGTAAATGAATTGAAAAAAATCATTAAAGACTATAAAGACAAACTTGACGACACAGGTGTGTTAGGAAGTTTAGGAAGAACTCCTGTTATAAACAATATTAAGGAATCTGATATTGTTTTAGAAAACTTTAATTTTCTCGCCAATATTGATGAAGAAAAAACAGTAGAATCAATTACAGGGGTGGTGAGACCGAATGTTGACTCCGAATCATTCACTAAGGCAAGAGAGATTATTTCACAATTATATAAAGTAACCATAGTTACTGACCCAAACTCAGATAGCCAAACATCAAAAACCGATTTGAAAAAAGAATTAGTTTTCCGATTTGATTTATTCACAAAAGAAATTCAAGATATGGAAGCTGAAGCAAACAGAAAATTAGGTGAATATGAAACCTTAATTACTGAGGACTTGGCTCGAAAGTTAGAAGACGACAGATTAGGAATTGGTTTTTTACCTACAGTAAGAAATGTTAGTGCTATTATAATGGCCTCCGCTGAAGGGTTCATAAGATTGATGGACGAGGTGCATACTAACGCTTGGAAAAAAGTCAATGATGAAACAAGAAGACGAGTTATTACACAGAACACATCTTCGGCACCAAGCCCTGATACAAAAAATAATGTAAACAAACGAGCATCTGAACTTACAACCGAATCACAAATACCCGTATATCCATGGCCACAGTTTTTTGTTGAAACTCCAGATGATAAAAAAGGAAGGTTTCAACTTAGATACTTAGCTGACCCATCTGTTGTGGCATTGACTCAAGGGAATAGATATGATATTTGGCCTGAAGTTGAATTTGTTGAGGAATATTTGAAAGGGTTAACTCAAAAGTTTGACCCACCGATGGCACAACCACCATCAAATAATTCAAATATTACTAATTTAATTAATATTAATGCAATTGAATTTCCACAAAACAATTTAGCATATAGGAATAAAGAAGAAATAAAATTTTTCTACGAGATATTTGAAAGACAATTTGTTACTTCACATTACACAGGTCTTAGTAGAATCAAAAATGACAATCAATTTCTTACTACATTGTTAAATTCATTAAGAGACTATGAAACTCAAAATATTAATAGTAGTTTAGGAATCAGTAGTCCAAATCTGAGATTTAAATTAAAAAATTATGTTTTTAACTCTACTAACTATGAAGATAAACTTAGAGAGTTCTCAAATGAAGGGACAGGAAGAAGTTATCAAGATTTCATCAGAGATTTTCTTGTAACACCTTATCTTAGAACTTTGACTGATAAATCTTTTTCTATATTAAATTTGGAAGACCAAGGGGCAATTCCACAAAATAGCTTAGCTAACGTCGCAGTTCAAATACAGGAAGTATTAAATAATGCACCCAACAGTACAACTATAATGGACATATATCCATTCACAGATGAAGAATGGACCGGAAAAAATATGGTGCAAATTAATCAGCATCAAAACGGATTAGTTTTTAATACCAACAAAACCTTGACAGTGTATAGACCAAGGAACGTGATTTCAAATTTCACAAATATGACGGACTATACAGTTGCAAGACCGGTGACCAATTTTAATTATACACAACCAATATCATCATTTGTCAGTCCTGCCACGTTCAACTATGGAAGGTCTGCACCACAATTAATTCCTACAGAGGGCTTTGTAATAACAAATGTTCCATCAGTTGATAATCTGAATACACCACAAATACCACAACAAACAACGACTTCTATCTTGAACACTCCTTTCTTCGTAAATGCAATCTCGGAGGGTGTTGCTAACAATAAAAATGATAATAAGTATCCGTACAAATCTGCGGCATATCTTTTTTTAAACTCCTTACCTTTAATTTCTTTGAGAGAATTACTTAAGACTAAAGGTGAAGGTTCTAACTATGTTGAACAAGATTATATGTTTGCAACACTTAAAAAATTCGGAGCAGTCCACAAACTTCCGTATGCTTGGATTTTAAAGGTTGGTTCAATTTGGCATAGATACAAAACTTATAAACAAAGTAATATTGATATTTTAAGTGGGGTTTGGAATAATTTTAACTATATTAATAGTTATGACCCAATTACAAACAATCCATCTAAAATATATTCATATATTGACTCTTCAGGTCAAAAACAAGAAATACAGTTGGCCAGTACGACTAATAATGTAAGTTTGACAAATGTCGGATTCTATCCGAAACTTATTGACGATTTTAACTATTTCTATAATGGGTTTAGTTTTTTCACCGAATATACCGATGATGAATTACAATCAGCGGTTGACAGAGGATTAAAAATTTTCAATATAACAAATTCTAATATTAGTAATGTAAAGTCTGGCGAAAATACCTTTAATCTAAAAACATGGTCTGTTATGACACCTGTTACAGGTATAACTGTGAATATTGAAGATTGTAAGCCAACCACAACGAATAAAACATCGAGTTTGTTTATAATGCCATCGTTTGGCTCAACAATCAACGAAAGTAGAACTGCGTTAGTTTATAATTCACAAATGGCGACAGGACAAGCGTTCAGCAACAACCCTTCGGTATTTAATGGTTCCTGTAGGTTATTTTGGAAATCACCAAATTATGGTTATTTCGACACAAACACGGCAAGGAAACCAGAGCCGGACGAATACATGAATCAAATCAAACAAGATATTAATGAATTGTCACCATTCAGATTTTTGGCGGACGGTGAGTATACAAAAATAGATGATATATTTTCCACCTTTGATAAGAAAATTTTAGATACATTTGAAGATGAATTTTTGAATTTTTGTAAACCACTTACGGATATTGAAATAGGTCCTCAAACTGTCATATCATATAATGGCGTTAGAACAAACCAAAGTGATGTCTTTAGGAATTTCCAATATCTTATGAGGAATATGATGAAAGTACCGCCACAGGGAAATCAGTCTTTACAAGATGTTTTTCTGAACAATATAAATAATCAAGCGGATATCTTACAAAATCAAATAGCGTCTTTTTTACAATATGATGTATTATTTAGATACGGAAATCCATCGAATTACAATGAAAGAATTTTCAACTCCTTTCTTTCACATAATAGTACAAGGGAAGTTGTTGACCCAATAAAATTTGAGCCATATGTAACTAATAGTTTACCATCCTCTACAGGTGGTGTAACACTTGCACAATCCAAACAAAGATATCCTAAAGCTTGGGCGGAGCTAGAATTACAAGTCGGGTTTTCGACAATAGAACAACTTAGATATAAAAACACCGGTTCTTATATTACAGATTTCTTTATTGACAATAATATCGAATTTACTGTTGATAACGTAACAATATTATCACCTATCGTTAAAATATATGCGACTCAAAAGTTAAAAAATCCGAACATAACTAACTCACAATTCAGAACACTTTTAAACGAAAATGAGGCAATTGCAAAGTCATTACAAGATAAAATATTAAATGGTGTGATGGAAAAGTTGAGGGCGGACTTACCAAATTTAGACCAAGTAGTACAAACAACTAACCAGTCTGTTGTAGACGGTGACCAAAGTAAAGTTGAGACATATGAAAAGTTTAAAGCTCTGAATGACAAGTGGATTGCGGGTGGAGATTTTACAACCAAGACATTTTTCGAAGACATTCTTTTTTTAGATAGGGCTTCGAGAAATATTGGAGATACCCTACTTGTAGATGTTTTTGAATTGAAAAAGGTCTTAAACAAAAGAACATCTGAGTCTAGTTTAAAAATGAGTGTGTACACATTTTTAGCGGGATTATTAATCAATAATAATTTTGTGATTATGAATCTTCCGGCATACGTGAATTTTTATAATGTACAAAATGTTGACGGTGTTCAATTAAGAAACCCTGAAGGAACATTGGATTTTGCTAACAATCTTTGGGGGACATTCTTGAGTGTTGATTATAGAAATTCTGGACCTAAAATGGTTTGTTTCTTTGCGGGAAAACCTTCACAATACTTGGACCTTCCAGATAACAACTATTATGGGTTTAGAAACGACGGTTTCGATATGAGAAGGTTGTCTGAAGTGCCACTAATTGAAAATGTGGATAAAAAAACTGATTATGCAATATCGAATAGATGTGTAGGGTTCAATGTCGATATTGGGATTAGAAATCAAAATATATTCAATTCATTCACTGTTGGTCAAGATAATGGTAAAGCAACTTCAGAGTCTGTGAATACTGTTTATAATATGGCATCACAAGCCGCTGGTGTTAACACTGCGACACAAAACGTTGGTTTATATAACCTATACAAACAAAGAAGTTATCCATGTTCAGTAATATCATTAGGGAATGCAATGATTCAACCAACAATGTATTTCAACTTAAGACACGTGCCGATGTTCAACGGACCGTACTTAATACAAGATGTTCAGCATACTATTTCGCCAGGAAACTTTCAAACACAATTCACGGGTATCAGACAAGGTATGTTTGACCTACCACAAATTGACAAATATCTACAAAGTATTAATAGAAATTTACTTACTAAACTTGAGGCTATTGTAAAAAATAGAAAAGAGGAGGTAGATGCTATTGCGGTTACCGATGCTCAAAAAGCCGCTAAAACTCAAAGTACTAACAACAATTCAGGCTCAACTGAAAATTCATGTGAGGCTAATACTTCTTATTTGAATGAAGGGTTTGTTAGTGTTAAGTTTAGTGCAACTACGGAAAACCCACAAACAATTTACAATGAAATTATTAAAGTAATTAAGCAAAATAGCCCGACGGCCGTTGTAGACAACCAAATGGTAAAAATAATGTATTCTATATGCTATGTTACAAATTATAAAGATAATCTATTTGAGGGGTACTCAAACAATTACTCAACACCTATAAATTTAAAAGTAAATTTTGCACCAACCTATAAAACCGCCAATGGAATACAATATTTTAATAAAACATATAGTTGTGTAACAGGTGGTGATAAAAAAGTAATACCTGTTGCGAATTTTGATACTTTGAACGATTTTGTTTCTTTCTTATATGCGAGGTTGAAACCGAATCAAAAGTTGATATCCAAAGAAGGTTTATGGAAATATTATAGTTGTGATTATCCAACTGTTAAAACGGTTTCTAAATCTTATTTCGAAAGTGCAAAAACAAGTAATGTTACCTATCAGGATATTTTATTAAGATTAACAGAAGGAGTACAAAGCTTAAAAAACTTAGGAATGGATGTTTCGGATATTAGTCAACTTATAAGTGGTACTACAACAACAACTGTAACTACAACAACAACTCCAAAGTGTTCTCCACCTACAATTATTGACTTTTATCCTAAATCTGCGTTCACAGGAGATACTGCACCACTAATCACAATAACGGGAACTTCACTTTATGGCAGGGCTCAAGTATTTTTAAGTGGTATTACTGGTACGGTTAAATCAAATACAAATACGGATACTGTTATTCAGTTTGTACCAAAACAAAAAGTAACAGGTAAAATCAAAGTAAAAACAGAATACGGTGAATCACTAGAAACAACGGAAGATTTTGTATTTCTGACTAAGAAACCATAATATACAAACTTACGATATATTTATATAAAAACTATTTTATGGATTTAACAAATACTTTAAACGCTTACTTAGGAAAAAGAGTTAGATATAGTGAACAAGATAATGGTGACGGAACAAAAGAAGTTTGTGATTTAGATACGGGTGACTGTTATGTTGTTAGAGAAAAAGACGGTCTTATCGAAAGAGCCGGACATCAAGTATACGCAAATAGAAAAGTTAAAGTAGAAACCTCGAAAGGAATAAAAAATTTATTAAACGGATAAAAATGGCAATAGATAAAAAAATTATAAGTGAGATACAAAGGTATCATTTTATAAATAATTATTTGAGTGAACAAGAAGTACCGCCTCCACCAGCACCTTTGGGGGGAGCAGAACCAGCACCTGAAACACCAGCACCTGCAGGAGAACCAGCACCTGAGACAGATACTGCACCACAAATAATCGATGTTGAAACAGACACAGAAGTTGAGAAAATAGATGATGCGGGAAAATCAGAAGAAACTAGTGATGAAGGGGGAACAGAGGAACTCGATATTACAGACTTAGTTAAATCTCAGGAAAATATTGAAACTAAACAAGAGGAATACTTCAACAATTTATTTTCACAAGTTTCTAATCTAGAGTCTAAATTAGGTGAAATGGATTCAATTATCAATAAATTGAATTCATTGGAGGCTAAAATAGAAAAATACAGAGAGAAAACACCACAAGAAAAGTTAGAATTGAGAACATATGATTCTTACCCATTCAACCAAAAACTAACGGATTTTTTCGAAGATAAGAAAGAAGAGATGGAAAAAACAGGTAAACATGATTATGTGTTAACAACTGACGATGTAACTGACATCAACGATAGGGATATAAAAGATAGTTTTCTTTTGAACCCCGATGATGAAGAACAATATTAAAATAAAGGTCTCCCACGAGACCTTTTTAATTTGACTGAAGTCAAACTTTCAATTATATTTAAAATATAAATTTTATAAACATGAACACTTTAGACGCCGTATTGGCACAGTACGAAAAAAATCAAGTATCGGGCGGGGCCCAAAACAGAATGTCGCAAGACGAAAGAATGAAAAAGTATTTCGCCCTTATTTTGGGTGATAAAGAAAAAACAGGACAAAGAAGAATCAGGATTCTCCCAACTCAAGACGGTTCTTCACCATTCAAAGAAGCTTGGTATCATGAAATCCAAGTTGGTGGTCAATGGCAAAAGTTTTATGACCCAGGTAAAAATGACAACGAACGCTCACCTTTGAACGAAGTTTATGAAGAACTTATGTCTACAGGTAAAGAGTCAGACAAAGAACTTGCAAAACAATACAAATCTCGTAAGTTTTATATTGTTAAGGTTATTGACCGTGACAATGAACAAGACGGACCAAAGTTTTGGAGATTCAAACACAACTATAAGAACGACGGCATTTTGGATAAAATCATTCCAATTTGGAGAAACAAAGGTGACATCACCGACCCTGAAAAAGGAAGAGACCTTATTATTGAGTTGAGTAAATCCAAAACACCAAAGGGTAAAGAGTATACAACAGTATCAACCATCATGTATGATGACCCATCTCCAGTGCACGAAGAAAAAGACCAAGCAAAGGCTTGGATTAACGACGAACTAACTTGGCTCGATGTTTACTCCAAAAAACCTGTCGAGTATCTTGAAGCGATTGCGAGAGGTGAAACCCCGAAATGGGATTCTGAAAAAGGTGGTTATGTTTATGGTGATAGTACCGTATCTGAAACATCTATGGGTGGTAGTAAATCAAGTAAATCTTATGTTGACCCACAAGCTGGGGACGAACCAGATGGTGACTTACCGTTCTAATTTATAACGGGTGGGGCGAATAACTCCACCCTTAATTTTATTATATGACATTTAAAGAAGAAATCGAATTACAATCGAAGGATAATAAGGTATTGTCTTATGAAATATTGACCAATTTGAAAGAAAAAACATATTGGTCAGGAAGACCCAAAGAGATAGGAGACACCGTATTGTTTGGTATGGTTGAAATTGAAGAACAAGGAGAAGTCTTTTTGAGACTAATAACTTTTCATGAAGAAGAGATTGGTGTTCTTTATGAGGAAAACACCGATTTTTATTCTAAGGAAAAACCCGATAAATTTCCCAGACTAAAAAAAATAGAAAATGGCAATTAAGAAAAACGAATTCAATGAGATAAAGAAGAAGTTCTCAACTTCAGCAAAATATAAGCCACAGAGATTCTTCGACTTAGGTGAAGACTTCTTGGATGCTGTCGGACTACCTGGTCCTGCTATTGGACATTTGAATATGTTCTTGGGACATTCTGACACTGGTAAAACAACCGCGGCAATTAAAACCGCTGTCGACGCACAGAAAAAAGGTATTCTACCAGTATTCATCATCACGGAACAAAAGTGGTCTTTTGAACATGCAAGACTTATGGGTTTTGAGTGTGAAGAAACTGTTGACCAAGACACAGGTGAATTGGATTGGGATGGATTTTTTATCTTTAACAATAATTTTAATTATATTGAACAAATCACTGATTATATAAACTCACTTATTGATGCACAAGAAAAAGGTGAACTTGAATATAGTTTGTGTTTTATTTGGGATTCTGTTGGTTCTGTACCTTGTAAAATGACTTATGAGGGTAAGGGAGGTAAACAACATAACGCTTCTACACTTGCCGATAAGATTGGTATGGGGATTAACCAAAGAATTTCAGGTTCAAGAAAAGCGGACTCCAAGTTTGAGAACACCTTGATTATTATAAACCAACCTTGGGTTGAACTTCCTGATAATCCATTCGGACAACCTAAGATTAAAGCAAAGGGTGGTGAATCAATTTGGTTAAACTCATCTTTAGTGTTTTTGTTTGGTAATCAGAAAGGTGCGGGTACAAATAAAATAACTGCAACAAAAGACAAAAGAAGTGTTAAATTTGCAACAAGAACAAAAGTATCGGTTTTAAAAAACCACATTAATGGTCTTGGATATGAAGATGGGAAGATTATTGTTACACCACATGGATTTTTGGCAGGAAAAGAAGCCGCTGAAGAAAAAGCATCTATTGAAGCGTATAAGAAAGAGTATGCTGACTATTGGAAAGAGATTATCGGAACCGATGGTGATTTTACATTGAAAGAAGAAAAAGAAGATTCGTAACCTTATAAAAAAATAAATGTGGGAAAGACTTTGTTGGTAGACGGTGACAACTTATTCAAAATAGGTTTTCACGGGGCTAAGGACCTCTTTAACGACGGTTCTCATGTTGGTGGGGTGTATCACTTCATTAATACTTTGAGACGATTCTTGGAGGAGCATAATCACGATAAGGTGGTTGTTTTTTGGGACGGAGATTCTAACTCCTCTACGAGGAAAAAATTATATCCCCAGTATAAAGAGAACAGAAGGTTGGGTATGAACGAGTTTAAATACGAATCATACCTGACCCAAAAGTCTCGTGTTAAAGAATACATCGAAGAAGTATTTGTTAGACAAGTTGAAATGCATGATAATGAGGCGGATGACCTCATTGCTTATTACTGCAAAATTGCCGTGGACGAGAATATAATAATTTTTTCGGCAGACAAAGACCTCACACAATTAATCAATGAAAGAGTAACAATCTACTCACCTGTATCGAAAACTTATTTTAAACAAGGGGATAAGATAACAATTAATAAAGTTGAAATACCTCATCAGAATGTTTTAATTTGCAAAGTTTTTACAGGAGACAAATCAGATAATATCGATGGAATTGAAGGTTTAGGTGAAAAAACTTTAGTCAAATATTTCCCTGAATTGCAGGAAAAATCATGCACTATCGAAGAAATACTTGATAATGCACGAAATATCCCGCAAACGAAACCGATTAAAAGTTTGTCCAATATTTTGACAGGTAAGTCAAAAAGTGGTATACTTGGTGAAGAGTTTTATAATATTAACAGGAAAATTGTTGATTTATCAAACCCCCTTATTACCGATGAGGGTAAAGAATTGGTAGAACAAATTTATCAAGATACAATAGACCCCACAGATAGGGGATATAAGAATTTGATGAGGATGATGGTTCAAGACGGGATGTTCAAGTTTCTACCTAAAAATGATGAGGCGTGGGTTAATTTTTTGAAACCTTTTATGAAACTAATAAGAAAAGAAAAAAGAAAAATATGATTATAGTAAAGAGCATGATTTCAAGTTGTATATCCGCACTTGGAGGTGCATTTGTGGTATATGGTGAAATAGATGATTCACCTGGTTTGGGTGGAATAGGTTTAATTTTGATAGGTGTATCTTTTTATTTAAATTTAAAAAACAACAAAAAATAAAAAAAAAACATGAAAGAGCAAGACATTACGAAACTAGAGTTTCTTTTGACACTTAATGACAACATTGTAGTTCAAAGATTTTTTAACGTCAAAGGGTTCAACCCGAGGGCAAGAAATTCTGTAGACCTCTATGAGTTTATGAAAGATGTTGCAGACACTTTGAAGTATGATATGAAAATGAAAACTGTTGTCTACATGATGGACAACAAAGAGTCAATCATGTATGACCCGAGTGTGATGGAAACTTCGTTCACTGATGGAGCAGAGAATTTCAACATGTATATCAAACTTGGAGAACAGACAATTTGTCATAGAATTTTTGACGGAAAAATGTTTCCACCAAAAGTTCGTTATACTGTGGACGTAAGACCATATTTGAAAGATTTGTTAAAAGGTTTGACTGACATTTTTTCCACTCAGAAATTAAATTTCCAATATCTAGGTTACGACTTGAGTAAGTAAGTATTTAATTAATAGAGAGGTCTAAAATTATGATGAAAAATTTTGAGTATTTAGGTAATACCTTTCAGCTTCAGCTGATAAATCAAATAGTTCTCGACAAGACCTTTTCTGCCGCAATCATAGATGTTTTAGAAAGTTCGTATTTTGATAACAAGTACTTCAAGATTATCACGCAGATGATTAAGGAGTATCATAAAAAATATGAATCATCACCATCTTTTGATACTCTCGAACAAATCGTAAAGTCTGAAATTTCACAAGAGCTTGTGGCCAAAATTGTTTTGGATACATTGAAACAAATTAAGAACGCCCCTCTTGAAGGTTCAGTTTATGTACAGGAAAGAGGTCTGAAGTTTTGTAAGCAACAAGAACTACAGAAGGCAATGGAGAAGGCTCAGAAAATTATCAATGAGGGAGACTTTGAATCTTATGATAAAGTTGAAGGATTGATTAGAGAAGCCTTACAAGTCGGTCAAATTGAAACTGGTACAGAGGACGTGTTCCAAAATCTTGATACTGTTTTAGATGAGGATTACAGACATCCGATACCAATGGGAATTCATGGAATTGACAACCTTCTAAAGGGAGGGTTGGCTAAAGGTGAGATTGGTGTAATTTTAGCACCGACAGGTGTTGGTAAAACTACAATCTTAACTAAGATAGCAAACACCGCATTCAATATGGGATATAATGTTCTTCAGATATTTTTTGAAGACAATCCGAAGATTGTTCAAAGGAAACACTTTACAATATGGACAGGAATCGAACCCGACAAACTTGCAGAACATAAAGAAGAAGTTATAAGTAAAGTTAATG